ATAAATGCCTCCAAAAGGCAGCACACAAGCAGGTTGTTTAGAGATTGGACGCCCTGTGACGTCTGTCCACCAGGTCAAACGGTCGTTTGTTGAGCCACTGAATAGAGCTTCAGTGCATTGACGAGTAATTTTGGTAAAGTTTTCGTCAAGCGTATACGCTCCTAAGTGATACAGGAGGTATGTAATCTGATGTTTGCTGTCGAAGGCCATATATTTCCAGTGAAAAAATACTAGCCATTCGTTGCCGATTTTGATGGGTGATGTAGAATTAAAAGTTGGATACTCTCCAGTAACCTTTTTAAGGCTACTTGAATCGATAGTTTTGTCGGGTTGTCCAGGGGTTTTGATCGTTAAAGGGATCGTCGAATAAAGCAGACGAAGATTTTGATCTTCGCTGAAAAAACACCAGTTCTTCTCAGGTTTACCTTCAGTAAGGTTATCTCCTGCTGGTGGGTAAACACAGTCAACGACTTTACCGAAGTCGTCCACACGTCCTACACACACTTTTGGTTGATTCACCATTTTGTGCTTTGATGAGTCGTACTTGCTTGCGTAGGAACTCGTGATGAACTGCAAGTAGAGATTGTCGTCAGGAGCGATAAAGAGACGTGGATCCTCGTAGCTAAGCCGATGAGGATTTTCGCGAATCTTCTTTGCTCCGATGATTGTTTCGTCTCCGATCAACTCACCAACGTAAACCTCAGTAGGAGTGTTGTTGTAGTAAAAATATTTACTGTCATGTCTAAATGTGAAAGCCTCTGGTTGGTTCCTCCAGGTAATCAAGCGATGACCCTTGTGAGAAATTAAACAGGGGCTGAAGTTTGCTACTGATTGATCAGGCAGACCGTATTTGATACGTGTAAATGTACCTCCGATGTCCGACGCTTGCTGATAAACCGTGGGATATCCTGACCCTGAACGAATGTCGACAGGGTGCTCGACGTAGCTGAGCATAGTCTCGTAACGTGCTTGCTGAGTCACTTGAGCACCTCCATAGCTTTAGCAAAACCTTCAGCAACAGCTTCCCAGCGGTACTGGGGGTTTTGGGTCACTCTGTAACAATCGTCTGCAACTTTTTGGCGATAGGTTTCGTCCTCGTAAAGATCTGTTAGTAGTTTTGCGGCATGCTTGTAGTCGATAATGCCACGCTCAACGTTTAGATCTTTGTCGTTGACCCAGGCTCCGATATCAATAAGTAATGCGCTTCCGTTCCAGATGTCCTTACAGGAAGTATGGTTGGGCACTACTTGCGCTTTACGACACATCGCGTGTTCGAAAGGAACTAAACCCCAGCCTTCACCGTTTGCAGTGTTAATGCCAACGTCGCAAGCGTTGTAGATCAGGTTAAGTGCTTCGTCTGGTGGAGCAGCGTGATAATTCATATTTGGAGTCAAAGCCACTCGTTGAGTTGGGTCTACCCCTCGTCTACGAAGCTCTGTTTCAAGCAGTTCTTTAATGTGCCAGCCAAGGTCTTTCTCAGCCATATTCAGGTAGAGAAGAGCATCTTCTTTATCTACACAGAACTCAGCAAACGCCTTGATTGTCTGGTCGATGCATTTACGAGGTTGATTACGGTTGCCGTTAAAGACAATGAATTTGTCTTGAGGTAATCCAAGACGCTTGCGAGCTTCGGTTTGATCGATCTCGAAGAACTTGTCACGGTCTAAGCCGTGGGGAACCACTCCCATTTTCTTGGGTTGAACTCCGTGAGCCATCAAGCGTTGAGCTTGCTCGATAGTGAAGGTGATCGCAAAATCCCAGTCTTTGATGTACCGAAGCATCGGCAACGGATACCACTCAGAGTCGGTAGGGAAGTATGCAATAAATTTAAAGTCGAACTGAGCCTTGAGAAAGTGAATGCGTTCCCAGATCTGGTTACAGATCCAGATGTCGTTTAAACAGATAAAGAAGTCAGGTTTTTCTTTTTCAACAATTTGCTGAATGCGTCCCACCCCGAAGCGATCTCCAGGGTTGTGGGCTGACGCAGGGTAAATTTTGAATGGATAGTCGTGAGGATCCCCTTGGTAGTTAATCCCATATACCACGACTTCATTATCTTTCTTTAAATGATTTAGAACGCTATGGGTTACACGAGCGAAGCCAGTATTAGAAACAGCATCACCGTACCAGAGTATCTTTGCCATACAGAGTTAGAATTTCGCTAACAGTATACGAGCAGTCTTAAGAAAATGCCTAGTAGAGAAACTTACGCATATCGACGTGCTCTTAAAGCACGAACACAAAGGGCTATCGATAGTAATGACTCTGCGATAGATAGTGTTTTTCATCGTGCTCAGGATGACTTTTTGACATTCTGTACACTTCTTGATAAACCTCCAGCGAAGCATATGCTGGAGTGGCATCAAGAACTGATTACGGGAGACAGCAATAAATATCTAATAGATATTGCAGGGCCAAATCTTGATATTCTGAGCCCCCGAGGTTCGGCTAAGTCAACTGTCCTAAACTTGTTTACTGCTTGGGTTATCGGTAAGCACACAACTGCACAACGTCCTCTGCAGATTATCTATTGTTCTTACAACATCGCTACTGCTATCCCCAAGAGTCGAATCATCAAGCAGATCATCGACTCATCCACGTTTAAAAAAATATTTCCAAAGGTAAAGCTCAAAGCAGGTATGCAGAGCGACATCGGTTGGTCAATCGACTTTGACTACGCCGGAATCGACAGGATCGGTGATGAAGAATTCACACTTCGTGCAGCAGGTCTTCGAGGATCTATTACCTCAAAAAGGGCACACCTCGTGATCGTGGATGACCCCATCAAATCAAGCTCTGACATCAAGAACCCCGCTGTGCGGGAGGAGATGAATAACAACTGGTCATCAGTTATCGCTCCAATTGTCTTTGAAGGCGGTCGATCGATCTGTCTTGGTACGCGATTCCATCCTTTGGATATCCACAAGACCATGTTCATCCCGAAGAAGGGCTGGAAACAGGTGGCTCAAGAGGCCCTTACGTACGACAAACAAGGTGAGCCTGTCAGTTATTGGCCTGAGCAGTGGTCGGTAAGTTACCTAATGGGTCAGAAAGAGTTAGATCCTGTTGCATTTGCTTATCAGTATCAGCAACAACCGGTGATGACGTCTGATCTCGTCCTTTCACCTGACCTTCTTATTAAAGGCGAAGTTGAAACTGAGTTCGATACTCTCGCGGTCGGTATCGACTTGTCAGCCAGTAAGAATGAGACTTCTGACTACACAGCTTTTGTTCTCGGAGGGCGGTTAAAAGATAAGTATTTCATTATTGATTCTCATCAAGTCAGGTCGATTGGAAACTTAGAAAAAATCGACTTGCTTTGCGACATGCTTGTCGAATGGGGAATCCTGGAGCTTCAAAACGATCAATATTTTCCCACCTACTCAACAGTCACACTCGTTGTGGAAGCAGTCGCATATCAAGCTTCTTTAGCGGCAGATCTGAAGCGTGTTCTTCTCGTTGAGCGAGGGCTGAGCAACCTTAATATCCACGAGGTCAAGGGCTTTAGGGGAGATAAGATCGCAAGATTCCGAGGCACTCTCGGGATTTTGGAAAACAAAAAGGTTACCTTCAATAAATACCGTAAGTTCGATGCTTTAATGGACCAGATCGTGAACGTTGGTGCAACGTCACATGATGACTTGCTCGACGCTTACACGCACCTGATCAACTACTTGCAACGACGGGGCAACTACAACGTCGAGTTCTGATGCAATCTCTTTATATAGCGGTCACAGCGCACAACCCTCTTTCTCGCATCGAGAAAACTCTTGCAGTTTTAAGAGCTTACGAGAGTCTTCCTTTGAAGGTTCACGTAGAGTTTTTTATCGACTATGAGCATGCTTACGACTTAGATGAGTTCTCTCTCATCGTGGGAGGACATGTTCACCTTGATCGAGTTAGTTTTGTTGTCGCAGATGAGTCTTATGCAGGTTTTGCACTTTGCTGGGCTCATAAACCAAGTCTTGCAAAAGCAATAAGAGATAAAAAATATGACTTTTATATGTACTCAGAGAACGACATGCTCTTTGGGTCAAAGCAGTTTATGTACTGGCGTGACTATAAAGATGTACTCAAACCATTAAACCTTGAGCCTGGTTTCTGCCGATATGAAGAGTACAAGGGTCTAGATATACCTTTTGATAATTACAAAAAGTGGGACTTATACGGACTTACCCCTGATGTGTGGGGGAACATCCCCTACGAATGCGGAACGATCTTGACGCCAAACGATAAGAACTTCCTCGGCTTTACTTCTCTTGGTAATCCATATGCGGGTCTAATGATTCTCGACCAAGAAGATGCCGAGAAGTATATAAAGAGTGAAAGCTGCCACCCCCAGCTAAGTCACCGTGTGGTAGGTAAACGTAACTGGCCGATCGCCGATCGAAGTTCTATGGGTTTAGCTTTTGAAGGGTTGAAACCGAATCAAGAGCACCGCCGAGTTGTACCGTTGATTAAATCTTATGACTCAGTACAGATCCACCCCTGTGGCTTAGTAAGGCATCTTGATGTTAAATATTCGCCTGCTTTGTACGAAGGATCAGATACCATTCATACCGAAAACATGTTCTTGACGTGATGGAAGCAGTAAACCATCCGGCACATTACTCACAGGGTGATATCGAGTGTATCGACGCAATGATGTCTGCTGCGGGTGTTGAAGGCGTGAAGTCTTTTTGTCACTTGTCTTGCTTTAAGTATCTCTGGCGATTCCAACACAAGAACGGAGTAGAGGATCTGAAGAAAGCTCAGTGGTACTTGAACAAACTTATTGAAATAAGCACGTTAGACTGATAAAAAAATAATCCTCCATGGATATCCGCGCTTTTGGGTCGGTATACGGACAGACTTCTCAGCTGCCGATGTGTAGTGGGTTCGTTTGGACTCCTGCTGACGGCGAGACAACTTTTGGCACCTGTAGGGCTCTTTTCGTTGAATCAAAAGGCTCTTCCAGTAAAGACGATGTTTATATTCGTTTGAACGATATGGCTCCCAACCAGTTTCTGCATGTAGAAAACATCGCTGGTGACATGCAGTTGGATTGGGGTGCCGTAACATTAAGTGGCGGATCTGTTAACGGCGTTATCGTCCTTTACTGATGAGCGATTTTCAAGAATTCGGTAACATTCTCGCCAAGCGGTATGCCCAAGCGGTCGGTGCTGCAAACAAACAAAGAGCACGAGAGCAACCTGTAACTCAAGACTTTGAGTCCTTCGAACAAAGTAGTTTTAATCAAGAGGTGGGTGGTCCCACACCTCCAGAAATGCCCTCGACTAACGACGGCGCTGCACAATTTCAAACAGAATCCATTCCTCCAGAAGATCAAGACACAGAAGATATGAAAAACTTACTCCTTGAAAGGAGTAAAAAACGTTTTGCCTTGGGTGATGCAGAGCAAAATTGAGGTAACATACTGCTACTAAGCTTTAGCGCAGTGCTGATCGATTGCTTTCCTTACTTCAACGAAAGAGAGATTCTTGAGCTTCGCGTAGAGACCCTTAAAGACCATGTTGATGGTTTCTTAATTACAGACGCAAACCGCACACACAGAGGTGACCCTAAAGAATTCACTTGCGTAGAAACCATCAAGGAACTGGGTCTGCCTGAAGAAAAGATTCAAGTTCTGCACGTAGAATTACCTTCTTACGAAGAAGCTCCTGACCCATGGGTACGAGAGCGAGGACAGCGAGATGCTTTGAGTGTGGGTTTATTCATGCTGCCCGATGACGCTTATTTCATATGTAGTGACTGCGATGAGATCGCAAACCCAGAAAAACTGAAGGAGATTAAGGAAGCAGTTGATACTCACTGTGACAAGACTGTCAGATTATCTATGTCCATGCATTACGGAAGAGCTGACCGCCAACTTGTCTCGCCTGAAGGAGAAAAGTTCGATTGGCGGTGCGGCACTGCGGCGACTGTTGGTCAACTAAGAGATTTTGGAACTCTTTCATCGTTAAGGGCCACTACGAATAATTGGTATGTAGGCGACCGAGATGCAGGTTGGCACTTGAGCTGGATGGGCGACAGCGATCGTCGTAAAACAAAGCTTCGTAATATCGCGGAGTATTACATTTGGGATAAACCAGAAGTTCAGAAACTATGTGATAATTTTGTGCCAAAAGAAGGTAACACAGACATGCTAGGACGTGAGGATCACTTAATTACGTCTTATCCAGTTTCAAAACTTCCAGAAGCAGCCCTTAGAATAGAGCGAGTACGGAACTACCTCTTACCTGACGGTCAAGAGGTCTAATAAATAATGACAACCTCTGTTGACATCCGTAATCAGTTTGAAGAGATCCTTGAGGCAGCTCGAACTCAAGATCGTTCGAATCAAGCTGCCACGATGGTGGTCTTAAGCCACCTTCAACAAATGACCCTCTTGATGATTAAGAAGGGTCTGTCTTTTTATTGTGATCAAGATACTTATAAAAGTAGAACTAAGTTTATCCACGACGTTATTGAGTTAAACCGTCTTGATATAAGATTCCCTGCAATTATTAGAAACTTTTTGATCGATGGGTGCGGTCTTTTTTACTTTCGCCCAGATCCAAAATTAAAGTATCAGATTTATTTCTTTAACAAGAAACAATATCGTGTGTATCACGACGCTAATGGTCAAATTGACGAAGTTGTTATTCTTTACGATTACAAGGTAAAGAACAACAACTTGGGTCTACCCAGTGATGTTTACGGCCAGAACAAACGTTACGTTCGTTTGAGCATCACCGCTAATGAGATTACTGAAAACGAGTCCGACACTGAGCTTAGTTTTGAGCTTGAGCCTGGTGGAGTGCTTACTGCAGATCGAAAAAGACCTAATCAACTTGGATTTGTCCCTGCTGTTGAGGTTTTAAACAAGCCCAACGCCAGTGGTACAGAAGGAGAGGGTGATTTTGACCCCTTCATGGAGCAGATTGTGCTTCATGACCAAATGATTAAGAATATTTCGAAAAATATTGAGTTTTTTGGTAACCCAACTCTGATTTCAAGCCGTCCGCGCTCCGATTTAGTCGAAGCTTCGGACTCTGGAAGCACTTTTAGACCCACAATCAGCTCTCAGTCTGGTTTTGCAGGTCAAAATACGCCTTCAACACGGGTTGCGGAGCCTTTTGGCTCTGCTATGGGTGGCGGTTTGCGTGTTCCACGCATTATTGCCAACGTTGAGCCTTCTGATCGAGTCGGTTACATGACTCCGGACCCGATCAGTGGTGATATGAACCGTTATGCGCTTCTTTTACGCGAAGAAATTCGTACAGCGCTCGGCGGAGTCGATGAAATCTCTATTTCGGCAGGTGCTACTGCTACGGAGATTAAAGGTTTGATGGGTCGCGCTCAAGCGACTGCCACAAGGAAGAATAAGAGCTTTTTGACTTACGGTTTCTGTTCTCTCTTGGAGATGATGATTTATCACCAAGAAACAGTTTTCCGTGAGTCATTTATCGCGGCTCTTAACTTGAAAGAACCTAAAGAGCCTCAAGAAGTTACTGAAGAATCGGCTGAAAAGTTCCGCAAGGCCCAGATTCGATTCGAAACCAAGCTAAATCAAGAGATGAAGAAGGCACTTACTGAAAATAAAGTGCCTCGTGGCGTTATCGGTCTTCCAGAAGATGGTGACCGTAATGTCAGCTACAGATACCAGGGTGATGTCTACGAAGACACTGCTTATGACGTCCTACAAAAGTCAATGGTCGTCCGCAACATGCAGGAATTAGGTGTTGAGAGTGTAGAAGCTCTTAAATACCTTTTCCCTGATAAAAATGAGTCTGAGCGTGCCGAAATGTTGAAAGGATTTCCTTTCAGAATGGTTGGACAAGTTCAGTCGTCAATGCAGCAGTTCCTGGTATTATTAAACCAGATGTTGCAGTCTCCGCATCCTCTTGCGCCTGATCAACCTTTAGCGGCTGATCCTAGACTGAATATCACTCCGCTCCTTTATAGGACATTCGATCACCTTGCGGAAGAACTAACTTACTCGGGTAGCTATGAGCCAGCAGATCCAAGCTTCAACCCCGAGCCCGGTCTCCCCGGCGGCAGCCCCGGCGGTAATCAGCGACCAGGGCTCGACAACCGCCTCTCCGCAGCAGTGGGTGGTCCAAGGAGCTACCCCGGCGGTAGCTTCGGTTCCTACAGCCCAACCGCCGTCCCAGGTGGCACCGGCTTCGGATCCTTCTATCAATCCCCAGTACAACCCGTCAACGTACAACTCCTCCCCGAGCAACCCTTGGGAAGCAGCGATGGGTTCCCTGGAGCGGGTGCTAACCTCCCAATCACCATCCCTCAGCCAGGCAGCACAGTATCAGACCCAGGCACCACAGCAGGCTACAACACAGATCAGTCAGCCTTCGCAGGTCCAGCCTTGGGCTTACCAGCAGCCGGTTCAGCAGACCTCGCCTACCAGCGTCTCACAGACCCCGATTTCTTATCAGGATTCTACGGACCAGAGCCTAAGCGAGGCAAGCGCCGAGGTCGTTCGTAACTTCGGAATCGAGGCCCCTGGAATTTTGAATGCTTACGCGTGTGCCCTCGAGGACATGCTCGTTGAGCAAGCTCAGAAGACCGACACGGTGCTCGACGTCGCCGCCAGCATGGAAGAGATCCTGACAGATCCCGACCACCTGGCCGACTACACCGATCGTTACTTTACCGAAGTGGTCCCTGTTGATATCGGGGATGACTACGAGATGGAGTACGACCCCAACGCTGCTGCTTACCAACAGCAGTACGACATGCCTGCTCCCCCCGTGGGCGCAGCTGGTCAAGGCGGAGTTCCCAATGGTCAGACCTGGGAGCAGTTCGGTGAAGTGATGAGCCGTTCTCCTGAGAACGCTTGGCGCGTCCTGAGCCAGATGCAACCTGAAGCTTTACGGAGCAAACTCCTGTTCATGGAACCTTCCTGATTAGCTTTAAAAAGGAAGAGAACCAACCCTGTCAGTCACGCCATCTGACAGGGTCTTTTTTTGCCTACACTTAGGAAAAGACCTTAGTTATGAACCGTCGCAGAGAGCCACGTCGTAGAGATGGTCGTCGTCACGATGGTCGACGCAAATCTTCTCATGTCAGGCAGTCGGCTTGGGCGACTGTGCGTGAACCTGTAGAAGAGCAGCAGCTCGTGGAAGCACCAGAGTCGTTTGACGAAAATATTACTCTTTAATTTCTTTAGAGAGTTTTTTATGGAGAACTTTTTCAGCAGTGCTCATTAGTCTTATACCGCAGTAACCACCGATAAAAGCGATTGCTACCGACTCGGATTTACTTAGCTTGAATCTTTCTGACACTGCAGGAGACACAAAAACAGCAAGAGCCCAACCTACGCAAAGTGCTCTTGCAAAATGAAAGACTATATCTTTGCCTTTTTTTGGATGGACGATAGACTCACTGACGGAACCGGCCACAGAGCCTCCTGCGATGTCACAGTCGATCACGAGGACATCGAGGATCTTATCTAGCATTAATCCTCTAAGTCTTTTTTAATGATAAATCGATTTAGAGTGAAAGAAATAGGTAAAAAGTATGACTTACGCTGCTTTAACAAACTGGCGTTACGACAAAAATATTTACCATCAGATCCAGTCCGGTCCTCAGAGAACTTCTAACGATTTAGATCTTACCGACACTTATGTTCTGACTTCGAGTGGATATGTTTATGCATCCGGAGAACAACAGACTTATGTAGCGTTGACTGATCCAGGTGCAAATTTTGGGGTTGTAACTCCTGGACCGCCTCAGGCATTTCCCGTTGATTTAGGAATCGAAACTACTTCTTACCCAGAAACAAAAACTTTAGAAGTCACAGTTGTAAGCGACGGTGGAAATAAGTTTGCTATTGACGGTGTATCTCAAAAAAGTCTTACCTTGATTCAGGGAAGCACGTATATTTTCGATTTATCAGACACAAGCACAAGCAGTCATCCATTTCGTTTAAGTGAAACTAACTACGGCATTTGGGCAAGTGGTGTTGAATTTACAAACGGAGTAACGACTTCTGGAGTTCAAGGTAACCCAGGCGCGTATTTACAGATCGTTGTTCCTGAGGGGCAACAAGGAGCTGTTTACCCTTATTGCACTGTTCACTCAGGGATGGGTGGATCGGCTGTTTATTCGTTTAATGCGCCTCCATATAACTTACCCATTTACCAGAGCACAGAATGGCGAGCTGTTCCTCCGACGGTTAGCGGTTATTGGACTAATTATGACAACTACGAGCAGCACGCTTCTGGTGTACTAACGGTTTACAACGGTTATCGCCGTCAGGCGATGATTAGCACTGCGAACGCGACAGTTCAGACAGCGTTTGGCCCGATTCCTGGAGTGAAGAGTATCGGAGCTTATACGTATTGGAATGGAGCACACCCTTCTTCACAGCGTTACAACCCGTTTAATACTCCTTTTGGTCAAGACGCTTTTGATGGCGGATCTACAGGAGGCGCAGGTACGTACCCCCGAGGGGGTTATCCGATGTTGTACAACACCGTCGTATCAGGGCAAAGCAGAGCCGACTGGGAATATGCGCCGCCGGTATATTGTCAGACTTTTGCATCAGCCGAGAGATCAAATGTTCCAGGAACAATGAACGACGTAATCAGGGGAATGTACCGAGGTAGAGCATCTACATACGTTCCTAATTACGGCGCTGCTTATGGTGTTCTTGGAGAAGGCGTACGAGGCATGATTCGTACATTTAGCTCAAGCGTCAATAGCTCGAATCAAAAAGGTATTTAACGCTAAAAACGCAACACTTATATACTGACTTTTACAAATCTCCTTTATGATTACAAAGTAGTTTCTACGGAACTTATCGATGTTTATCGATAATGATTTTCCGAAGATTCTCGGTGCCGAGTTATATCGGCCTCACCCGGCTTATATCGTGGAAATGGCGGCTGAGCCCGTCGTTGTCCATGACTTCTCTAAACAGCCTGGTCAGACGGTCCAGCTTGACCGTTACCGGTTCTTCGGAAACCCCGGCTCCAAGGAGTCCCGCGAGCGGACTGCTGAGCAGACGATCGGTACGGCCAACAGCCGGAACATCGTGAAGGACAAGGTTTTGGTGACTCTTCGTGAGTACACCGGACCTGCAGACCCGAACGATCCCACCCAGCCTTCTACTTTCAAGATTGCTCGGGAAACCCTGATCACCGCGCAGCGTCTGCTGCTCGATACAGGCAACCTGACCACCTTCCACCAGTCCATCGGCAGCCTGACTCTGCTCGATGACTATCGTCGTTGGCGCGATCGGGTGTTCATCAACGAACTCCTGAAAGCTGTTTCCAAGGGTCAGTCTTCTGACTCACAGGGTGGTTACTACTTCCCTGGCGACCTGGCTACCGGCGCTCTGACCTACACCAACGCCGAGCAAGCCAAATTTGACGTTAAGGACGACCTCCTCCGTGTGGTCAAGTCCCTGCGTAAGCGCAACACCCCGACCTACCAGGACGGTTTCTATCGTTGCGTTTGTGACCCCACTTTCTTGATGCACTTGCGTCAGAACAGTGACTTCCGTGAGGTGGCCCGCTACCCCGGTAACGGTCAAATCAATCCCCTCATGTCAGCTATGCAGCCTAACGCTGCTATCTACATGGGTCAGGGCTTCGGCCAAGCCAGCTTCGTGGCTGGTGAGCCTATTATGCCTACGGGATTCGTCTTCGAGGGCGTGCGATTCTTCGAATCCACCAACATGCCTTCCCAGACACAAAACGCCACCATTGCTGGTACTACGCAGGACTACAACGCTGCGATCGGTATCTTCTTCGGCCCGCAGTCCGTCGGCGTCGGCATCGGTGGCAACAACGCCCAGGTGCTTCTGAATAACAACGACGACTTCAGTCGCTTCATTCAGATGATCTGGTCGCTGTATGCAGGATTCGAGCTGCTTAACGCAGACTTCGTTTCCGTTGGTTACTCTTTCGACGCTTGAGGAGGTAACTAACAATGGCAATCAACTCTAACCAGCTTCACGTTGCCAAGATTTATCCTGGTAACTACACCAACGTTCTTCGTTACTGGCACGAAGAAAAGACGATTCAGTATCAAAACGCCAATGGCGTCGATACTAATCTGACCAACCAGCCCGTCGGCGGCCCTGTCGGTGTTGTTTTCCAGCCTGGCTGGATCGCACAACAGGCCGTTGGTTACGTGGACATGAGCTACCAAGCTCTGGGCACGTCTAACCAGATGAGCTACTACACCAAGCCTTATGGCTCTGGTCAGAACAGCGCTGAGCAGCCTTTCCTGAACGCTGACGTCATCGTTCCTTCTCCCGACTTCCATAAGGATGTCCGGGCTGACATCACCGATGGCATCAAAGTTCCGGCTACTGCTTACGTCTATCGCGCATCCCTGCGTCTCAGCGGTGGCGACCTCGTTAGCTCCGGCGTTGCCGGTGCCGACACCACCCCTGAACTGACCCTCGTTCCCGCTGTGGGCGAAGGTCTGTTAGACGACGGCACTGTCGTTTCTGGTCAGTTCGGTGTCACCCTCACCGGCTCCAATAGCGCTATCGCTAACGGCAGCACCGCTTCCACCAACATCATCGACTCAAGCAGCCTGTCTGCTCTGGGTTCTGAAACTCAGTGGAAGCTGTTCACCACGACCGATCTGGGCGGCGCTTCCGCTTCTGGTCTGGCTCAGGGCTCCGGTATCTACGATCCCCGCGCTGAAGCCAACAAGCTGTCTGGTGACGACAAGGCTCTCGCAATCTGCGAAGTCTGCTGGATCATCCCCGATGAACCCCCCGAGCGTCAGGACGTTGCTCTGCAACCCGACGGTCTGGTTGAGTCTTCGACCTACACCAGCACCTCCCCTTCCTGATACTCTTAGGACGGACGAGAACAGACCTCTCCTTCGGGAGGGGTCTTTTTTTGTCTTTATTTAATAATTAAGACTGTTATAGATATATAGGTGTTCTAGCCTACATCAGGCATAGTTTTAAACACTATGGATGAGGTTTCAAGTCTTTCACTTGAAAGAAAAGAGTGTGAAAAGTGCGGTGCTTGTTGGTTAAACGGACAGCACTACTGGGCCACGGGGGCGAAAGGTAACGAGAAAGACTTAGCCGGTTTAGTCTGCAACATGGCTAACAGCCCTAAGTGCATCAACCCCGAGAAAGGTTCTGAGGGAGGAGATACTTGGGAGAAGCGAGCCAAATTTTTAGAGAATCTTGAGAAGGTTAAAGATCAACGCTTCGGACCCATGTGGGATGCAGGCATCTCAGGCGAAGATAATTAACGCATCGGCATCATCAGCCCACCCAAGGCAGGACCTTGGCGCGTGATTCGTGCGCCCAAACTTTGATCTTCGTAGGGTTTTCGGAACTCTTCAGCTGCATCTCTGAGGCGTGCTTCAGTTGGTTCATGCTTCATACCGTATGAAGCTAATCTCAAATAATGCTCTGGGTTAAACAAAGGTGCAGATTTTTGAAATTTCCTGAGAGGACCAGCAGGTGCTTCAAAACCCATGGCAGTGGCGAACTCAGCCAAGTCAGGGATGAAGTCGAGACCACCGGTCGCCACCGAAGCGCCTAATTCTCCGGTAGTAACGAGACCAGCGTTTTTAATACGTTGACCGAGATTCGGTTCGTTAGGGTCTGTAAGTTCCATTGCAGCACCATAAATATCTCCTGCAAAGGGCAGAAAGTTAAGAAATTTTCCTGCCAGACGTCTCGGTTCCATTTATTTAGCTGATCTTCAACTATTTTAATCCTTTCTGGTATAAGCTACTGCTCGTATAGTGATTGTTATGACCAGCAAAATCTACACACCCAGTGGTATCAAAATCACAGTCCTGTCAATTCATGACGACGGTGAGTACTACATGGTTCGCTCTGACACATCAGGGAAAGTGTTTTTTGCACATAAAGATCAAGTCAACGATCCTCCCGAAGAAGATAAAGGTTTTGACGAAGGCGTCAATCAAGGGCTTTCACGCCGTGGACGCAGAAAAGTTTCTCAACCGAAGTCTGAGAAGAAGGTTGTCGTCAAACCCCAGGTCCCTACTGACAACCGGATCAACCTCAACACCTTGACTGCTGAGGGGTTAACTCAGGTGCTTCCTGGCGTTGGCATTAAAACTGCGAAGGAAATTATTGACCTTAAACAAGGTCTTCCTGGTGAAAAATTCACCAAACTCGATCAACTCAAAGCTGTAAAGCGGATTGATTGGGATGAAGTTTTTGCTACTGGAGATGTGTTTGTAGAATAAAAACATATATGTTTTATAAACCGTGGCGCAGTTAACCCAAAACGAACTAGAGCAGATCCAGAGTTATCTGGCTCAGCAGGGTGTAACTTTCAACGCCACGACGACCGACGCTTCAAAGCGTGAGGTTATTTACGCTGCGATCAACCAGATCACACGTAACCCAGCTCAAGTATTTGGTTACAAACTAGATGACTACAATTTCAGTCGTGTTGCTTATCATCTTGCTTATAACATCGCTACTGTACCTGCGGGAGATTACGCGAGACTTGTAGAAGCGTGTAACAGCATTCCAAGTGAATACTACAACGACAAGATCGTACAACAGATCGAACGTTGTGAAGAGGCTGAGCGTCTTACCGAGTTAGCAACAGGTAAGGCCACAAGCCGTCAGGAAACGATCCTTGGGGACGTTTCGCGTTCGATCAACATTCAGGACAAACGAGAAACCGCTCGCGTGTGGCGCGAGAACTATTTATACGAATGTGATCGTTTAGCACATATGCTTTACGTTCCTAACTATCGAGACCCCGTTGCCTCTCGTTATCGTTTCGAGCGTTCAGGTGGTGAGTTTATCCAGGCTATCCCTGGTCCTCCTGATGTATCACGCTCTGACAGAATTTATTTTAGAGACAATTGGCGCTAAACTTATTCTAGAAAAGCGCTTACTTAACTGTGTCTAGAGCTGAACGTAGTGCAGATATGGTTCGCCAAGCAAGCATCATGCTTGGGAGAATGCTTGGGGGAGAAGAAACTGAGATTGGTCGAAGACTGCTACAAGGAGGTGGACTTTCTCCTGATGAAGCTAGGTTTATTCGACAACGTGTTGAGTCAACCCAACGTGCTACTTCTCCTACGGAGATTGGCAGAAAAGTTAAGGAATCAGGTGGCCTCACAATGGGCCAGCGCTCAGTTCCGACTCGTGCAGATTTAGGCGCTGCTCCCGAGCCTGAGTTCCCTGTGCCTGCGGGTTCCCCTGAAATTCGTCGACTTCAGCAACTCCGCCGTGAGATTGGTCCCGTGCAAGGACCGCGTGAGTCAACTTCTGCTGATTACATCTTCCAACCAGCAATCCGTGGCATGCGGAACCCACAGGGTTCAGTAGCTCCCGGCACGATGTTTTCTCGAACCGGAAGAGTCACTGAGCCCGGTGCAAAAATCGGTGGCCGGATGATGGAAGGTTCTTATCCGAGCACTCCTCGTCGGACAGTTGTTCGTGAGACTGAAGTTGAAGTTTCTCCTGGTCAGGGAGAACTCCCTCTCGATTTCCGGTCAAATCGTGAAGTTATGAGCGAGTTTGATCCCATGACCGCTCCTGGCATGGGTGGCCGGAAAAGTAAAGACACCTCAGGAGTAATTACCGAGTTCGATCCAAGCGCATTAGTTAGGTCACCCGGCGGACGACTGACTTCTAATGACATCGCTCGCATGCGAGCACAGCAGGACCCAATGCGTCCTCAAGGTGTGCAGATGGTGGATCTGAGTGATGCTAACTGGAGGGATGGGCCGTTTGAGATGGATGCTGCACAACGCCGAAACGTAGGGCTTGTAGGAGCCGGTGGATTAGCCGTGGGCATCGGAGAAATTCTTCGTAATCGTATTAATAATGCTGCTGCTCCTGAAGGTGGAATGCCTCCGACGGGAGAAATGTACGGACCACCCAATCAGGCTCCTGACGCAGGTGATGGTCTTGCCGAACCTACAACACTGACACCTGAAGAAGCAGGTGCCCTAAATACTGACATTGAAAATAAGCTCACAGCCATTCAACAATCGGATCCTACTTCTGCTGCAGTTATCCGAGCCATGGCTCCTAAGTCACCGGAACAGTACGCCAACATCGGTGATTACTACGCTGACCGAGCCCGTTTCGTTCGGTCTCTTCAACCAAGAGAAGAAGGTAGCGAGTTCCAAGCTGTTGTGGACGCGATAAAAACAACAGCGGCTAATGAAGAGATGGCTGAAAACTTAGCAGCATTTGCTAGAGCCAACCCTCAAATGGCTTACGAAAATATGCTTCGTCAGGGTCTGATTAACCGTGAAGGTCAGTTGGTTTCACCTGAAATGAATCAGCAGAGCCAGTCAGTCACAAGTCAGACTTACGGATCTTCTCTGGGTACGAACAACGAAGCAAATGCATTAGGTCAAGCCAATGCAGCTGCGTCTCAACTGTACACGGGGGATTTCAATAACGACCTAGAAGCAGCCGCTGCGATTCAGAAAAACAACGAACTGATTTCTGCAGCTGCTCCGATTGAGTACGGCAATCTTCAGCGCCCTGACCAGTTCCTCGGTCAACAGATGGCGATGCGTATGGCCGGAGGTATGGGAGGTATCGCCTGATGAACTTCAACAACCCTGAAGAAATTACCACTTACGTTAAAGCGGCCACAAATGTAATTATGGGAGTGGACGATGTCGTTCGCGCCTTTAAAGATCAGCCTCGCAGACCTGCTTTTCAGCAATATATGAATAAGCAGTTAGGTATCGAGGAGCCTCTTGATGTCCGTTCTGCTTACGAAAGAGAAGTTGAGAAAGCCATGAACCCTGGTGCATACCAGGGAGAAGAAAAGACACCACAAGAAAAGATAAATGAATCGATGATCGGCGAGGCTGTTCAGGAGGACACGGAACTTGTGCCCCCTGTACAGAGGTTACAAGTAGTGCCGTATACCGAAGGGGGTAAACCTTACGAAACAGGCATGATGATCCAAGAACCAAACCCGATTCTCAGCCCTGAAGCGTATAGTCGTATGGGTTTTACACCGACGTTAAATGAACGTGGTCAAGTTATCGGTTTAACAAGCCGACAAGGCGATAAGTTTAAAGTGACTGCAGGGGAGATCATACCCGTTGGACCGTTCTAATTTTTCCTGACGGAAGCTTATAACATACTCAATAATGATTGACTGCTAAGATTAACTCAGTGATCGTGAGCTAAGGGCTTTGGCTAGTACATCCACTAATAAACAGCCCATGATGGTTGATCGCCCCTTTTTTCGGGGTGCTCGACTTAACAGCACGACACCTGTTGTCGACGTAGTTAATCCTAATTTTTCCAACCTTGTACAACTCGTCCGTGTGGGCGACCTTCCGTCTGAAGACGGAGCGGTAATTGAAGATCTTTTTGTTACTTCTAAAGAGGCTTATCCTGACGACAGCGGTACTCGTGCTGCTTCGTTCGGTGTTTATGTCTATGCACCTAACCAGTCAGCTCCCTCAACGGCAGTTCCTCTTCAGATCGCTGCATTCACTGTCGGTCTCTCTGGTAGCACATTTGGTTTAATCCAACGAATCGAACTTCCTAAAGTCATTGCGCCGACTCCTGGTGTTGGTTTTACGAACCAGACACGTCCTATTGAACTTGGTGCTTCAGAAGCACTTTACCTTGAGAAAGGTTATATCCTCTGCGTCGGTCAGATTCCTGCACCAGGCATCGCTGTTTCTGGCGGAATGAGCGCATCAGGTATTGATATTTTCGCGCAAGGCGGCTTCTATTGATTCGTGTCTAAAAGGAAAAAAGGTTCTGATTACTTCGGGTGGGATAACCACTCGCCAAAAAAATCTAGTTTTTCCTTCGATAAAGTTCCTGGAGCTACTTCGGCATCAGCTCTAAACAGGTCGATGCCTTGGCATCAAAAATTTAGACCTGACCAACAGCTAAAAGATTTCAGTCTCCTCTTCGATTACAGCTACTCGTCGATGTGGTCGAGATGGCGAAGGGGATATGAACTTTATATGTACACAAACCAAGCCCTTGTGGGTCTGAACTACACGTTCAGATACGCAATGAACGGGCAAGCAGGTTCTGGCGGTACAGAGATCCCAGGTCTGATGTACATGTATCCATCGTCCGAACAGGACATGGGTATGCGTATGACAGTCATTAAACCTCGTGACAGCATTAACCTTCTTGACTTAGGTCTAGCTGTCAAAAGTGTTTTTGATTATGACGTTGCTAACAAAATTATCGGTGTAGAACTCACAAGTAATTTCGGAGCACCCGTTTCTTTGATGACGGGAGAAGTAGTCTCTGACCGTTTTCAGGCAGACGGCACACCTAAAACTACATACAGCAACTATACAGTCGTAGCAGTCGGAACTAAAGCCGGAGGACCCGCTGTACCTCAGGAAGCTGCAACTCAGGACACGCTGTTTCTGTCTATGACTGCGGATACCAGTTGGACGACGGTCGAAGACGAGAGTTTTATTGTCCCTGCTAATTCAGTACCGGTAGTCGGAGAATTTCTTTCTTCCGCTATGAGGTTTGGATGTAACTGCCCAGACTACCTAGGGAGAGAAGATTTTAATTTATACAAATACGCTCAGAAAAGAAACTATCCCTTTACATCCACGCAAGATTTAAAACCTGGTATCTATGACCCAGGTAATGAGACTTACGGAGGAGAACGACCAGTAAATACGAGAGACTTTCCAGGTTTTGCGAGAGATTTTGGTTTCATATATACAAAGCAACTTTTAGACATAACTAATTACAAAGACAACGCTGGTTCTTCTTACTCAGATCCAAATGTTTTGTTTTTCCAGCCACGGTTTTGTAAACACATCTACGCATCGTGGTGGGATATGCAGAACAGATTCCCCAACTACAAATACCTTGCACCGTTCCTAGCACAGCCGTCAGACGAACCCTTAGATGATCGATACAGAGAATATTTTGATCGTCAGCTTGCAAAACAGACTGCGTTCCTTCAGTCGACTGAAGCACTGCAGTGGTGGGAAACTTATTCACCTGCCAAGAGTACCGTTCCCAATCACGTCCTTTATTCGGACATGAACCCGACGATGGTCAAGGTCATGAACTTTGACACGTTGGCTTCAGGTGTAACTACTCGTTTAGTTCCGAGTGGTTTCATCATGTTTGATATCGACGAGTTTAACCCTCTGCAGCCTGTTCCTCCTGATGAGAGACCAGTCATTGACGGTGGTATATACATTGATGGAGTTACAAGTGGTACTGCACCATCAATTATTTATGATGGTGGCGAGTATCTGAGCGGATCAGGATTACCTCCTTTGTTCAGACCAGCCATTAATGGAGGAACTTACTAATGACAACCACTCCGGTTACTCTCCTTTCTAAAAGGTCCGGTAACGCATCAGACCGACCTCTAGATACAACAGTTCAGGCTGGTGAACTTGCAATCAATTTTGGTGCGGCTGAGAACGGACTCTATTTCAAAGATTCAGCAGGCGACATCCGGAAAGTAACTGGAACACATTACGGAACTAACGCTCCTAATTCCTCGCCAGCTGGTGAAACAGGTAACTCTACAGGTGAGACGTGGGTAGACTCATCCTCATCCGCTTATTACTTATCAGTTTGGAATGGTAGCTCTTGGCAAAAAGTGGGTGCCGCTTTTGCAGACGTCGCTGCTTCTGCAACTGTCACTATTGCATCCGGCGCTCTCGTCGCCAACAGCGCTGTGGTCGCTTCCGGTGCTTTTGGAGCAGTCACCGCTTCTGGAGCTTTAGGAGCAGTTTCTGCGTCTGGAGCTTTAGGCGCTTTGGTGGCTTCGGGTTTAGATATAGCTGTAATTAGCGGAGCGTTTCCTGCAGTCCCTGCATCAGGGGTCTTTGGCTATCGGGTAGATCCGCCGAGCGGACTGTACGTATCATTTGGAGGCGGTTGGGTTCCCGCCGCGTAAGGTGCTTTTGAGCATCCACGCTCCTTTAAATAAGTTGCCGACGATGTCAGCTAAATGATTCTCGACGTCAGGTGCGCCAACTTTTTGAGCAGCTTCATAAACATCTTTAGCCATAAAGCCACCGCTTTCTAAGTTTTTGACGTATAAGACTAAACTTTCATCAGCGTCGTAAGTCTTAGTCATCTTGAAGTTTTTGTACTGCCCAAGCAGTCCTTTTTGACACATAGGCATGAGATAGTCCATGCTTCGAACTAACTCTGCGAGTGTGTCGAAATCGTCAGTGTGTTGCTGATATTGTTTTTTCAAGAATTTATGAACAGCTAAGAAGTAAGGCGCTTCTAGGTTGAGGTGAATTAGATGTGCTTGAAGGTTTAGATGATATAAATAAGAGGCCAATTCGACCATCTGAAAAATCAGATTATCGGTGCTGGCCTCTTTTACTACGACGACCTCTTCTTTTACAACCTCCTCGGTAGGAGCCGTGGGCTGCTTTTGAAGCATTCCATTCATAAAAGAGGAGGTCATCTACCTAATCATTTCATCGGACACACTACTGTAGCCTGCTCTTCCTGACCTTTCAGGTACTCTTCGAGAGCATCTTTGTTGATGCGGAACAGGGATTTAGCACCTTTAGGTTGCAGGTTTACGTAAGTGCTTTTAGGCCAACCACCATCCTGGTGTGATTCAGTAAGTGCAATACGCTTACGAACAAAACCAGTAGAGCAGTTCAACAGCTCTGCTGTCTGAGCGATTGTGAGCAGCTTCTTGGATTCCATGCTGACGAGATTGTTGAATGATCGCAACGCAAAAAGATTAGCAGTGGATTCAAGAAAGTCACCCAGCAAAAATCATTAATAATTTTTTTATTGGTCTCGCTTAGAATTGTTGCAGAGAAGCTGAAAGCATGGCAGGTATCCGGATCGCTGGAGAGCGCTTTAGCGGCTACAACAAACCCAAGCGAGATAAGCAAGGAGGCAAGAAGTTCGCTGTGGCGGCTAAGGAGGGCGATACGGTGCGTCTGGTGCGCTTTGGAGATGCCAATATGACCATCAAGAAAAACGACCCTGAGCGGCGCAAGAGCTTTAGAGCGAGACACAAATGCGACGAGAAAAAGTCGAAACTGACCGCTGGTTACTGGTCATGTAAAGCATGGTGAGCATATACTGACATTATTTGTGTGAAAAAGCTGACCTAGACTTATAGATATCGGTATCTGAATATGGACGACACCGGTCACGTCAGCGTAAGTCTCACGCTTGAAGACGAATTCACACTCACTCGCATCAAGAACGGCGCTAAAGAACTCAGGGGTAAAGACAGGGATCAGTATTTCTGGGATCGTATTGTGCGTTTTGTTTGTCGCGAACGCGCTTACAAGTTCGTCGCTGACGAGCTTGGCGTCGTCGTCGACCCTAATATTGGAGTATTCGACGATCTCGAAGAGGATGGAGATCTCTCCTAACGCTCAACGTTGGTTAAATTCAATCAGTGCTGCAGAAGGCACGATGCGTGATGGAAGGCGTGGTTATAACGTCATGTTCGGTGGAGGCACATTCCCCAGTTACGACCAACACCCTGACACTGTCGTTGACGGTGGCCGCGTCAAAAGCGCTGCGGCTGGAGCATACCAGTTCATGCCAGGTACTTATAGCGCAGTAAAACGTGACCTCAATCTTCCCGACTTTTCTCCTTCTTCCCAGGACCAGGCTGCTCTTGAGTTAATCAAAAGGCGGGGGGTGGACCCTGATCGGGACCCGCTCACACCAGAGAACGTTGCTAAGTTGTCACCCGAGTGGGCTGCTTTTCCGACTCTTGAAGGCGGTAGTTATTACCCAAATCAAAAAGCTAGAAATTTTCAGTTTGTAAAAGACGCGTTCAACGCACCGATTCAAGGGCAGGGACCCAGAGCACAACTACCTGCTCCCGAAAAACCTCCTGAAGTCGCGCAACAACCTCAAACTTCTGGAGAAAACACTGGTATTGGTAATGAGGAAGCTGCAGCTTTGATATTAATTGGTGAGCTTAGAGCAAAAATAAATCAACAAACTCAAGAGTTTCAACAAGCAGAAAAAACAAGAGCAGAGAACGATGAGAAATTTAAAAATGAAGTGCTTGCCAGAATGAAGGAAGGTTATGAAAAGTCTCAAGAAGCAGGCAAGATCGATGCTCTTACACAGATGTTCATGGAATCTGAACAAGCAAGAGCAAATGAAAAAGCGGCAGAAGCCAGAGCCCGCGGAAGGGAACAGATGAGTAAACAACTAGATCCTTTGGCTAACTTGGCTTATTTGAACGCTGTTGCACAAGCTCAACGTGATAAGTTCAGGCCAGGAGAATCAGTTATCTGATTGTATAATTAAGTGAGATTTCGTCTATGAAGTAATGGCGCTAGGAAGTACAGGTACTGGCACCGGCATCGCTAATACCTACAACGTTGGAGGAGACGCGGTAAATTCCCTTACTGGAGGTTTCAATGCCCAGGGTATTGCTGACTTAGGTGGTGCTTTAGGTACTTTAGGGGGCGGACTGGGCGGTCTCGTAAGAAGTTTTCGTGGCGGTGATGATGATGACGATGGTTTTATGGGTTTGGGAGATCCATTCGACCCTAAATATGCTGACGAAGCTCGTGCGAAGGTAGATACAGAATATGCAAAATTACTTGAACAACTCGGTGGCATTGCTAACGACATTGCATATCTAACAGGTAATACTGTTCCGGACGCAGTTCAAGAATTCAGGAACCGTTATAAGGATTACATCGAACCCGCAGCTCAAAGAGGATACAACCAGCTTTTCGGTTTTGATCCTAATGCGATCGGCCCCACTTCTTTAGAAGACTACGGGGATAAAGCGACTAAAAAAATGTTTGACACTATGGGTAAGTTCAGTGCCCTTAATCGTCAAAATTACATGGATATCGCTACTAATCCTCCTGTTGTAGAGGTTGATACAAGTAAATTACAACCAGACTTCAATCGGTATTTTGATGAAGCTAATAAAAAACTTATGGATTATTCAGGTGGACAAGCTCAAGAATTTATCTACGGTGCTGGTCGCCCTGGTTCTCGCTACGGCAGGCAGCGTATGGCTGGATTCTTTGCTGACTCTCCTGAAATAGATCGATTAATGGACTTCGGTGCTTGATAATGTTGCCTCGAAGTGCAGCGGAAAAAAAATTAGAGCGTGATATTTTCAGACGCTCTGAGCATGTCGGGAGAAATCCTGCTTTCAGATTGGCAGGTAAACTGTTTTCCGAAGCAGCAGATCGAGCAGCTTTCAGAAATGAAAGGCGTCAATCGATGCAAAAGTCACGCCCCGTGGGAATCGGTTTCGGAACCTACGACACTTATGGGCCAGATGAGTCTTGGGCTTCGCAAGAAAGTCTTATAGGTATACACGACCGAGGTCACTATATTGTTGGTGAAAATCATGGATTCTCTTTTGATAGTCCTGAGTAGAAGGCATATAGAAAACAAAACCAAACACTTTTGAATGCTTGAGAGGCTCAAGTTTTTCGCTGTCGTGAAGCAACCTTGGATGTTCTTTGAGAACACACATCGGTAAATCGATACCGGTTTTCTGCGTGGATATAAGAGCTACTTCAGATGAGGTTATAAAAACTATAGCCTCATCAAACTCTTGTTTGAGCCATTTTTTATATGCAACTTCAAGCCAAACTCTCTGGTTTGATTTCTTAAAGTAAGAGGTTTTTGTAAATAACCTGTCTGATTTAGGTTGCTCAGCTTTGAGTGATATATCTCTTGGAGGGTAAAGATATACGTTTTTGCTTTTCCAGTCTTGTTTTAAACCGTTGTCTTTCCAGTTGAAATATCTTTGCGCTTGTACAACTTCGTTAGCATGTTTGCTGCTAGCCGGATCAAGACTTATCTCTCCACCAAACAAAGAAGCTGCAGCAGCAACAAGTTCTGGAGGAGAGACAAAATCTTTTGACGCCAGCATTAATCTTCAACAGCTTCAAGTCTCATTTGGCTGTGAGTGCTGACGTGATTCGAATTAAGCCAAGCAACTTTTACATAAAAGTACTGAGCACCACCTTTTGTGGGTTTTGTAAAGACCTCTTGAACGATGCCAACAGTTCTGTCTTTGAACCACTTTGATTTACAAGCAGCGTTGGCGGTTACCCAAACGTTGTTAATTCGACTTTTTTCCTTGACCTTATCGCCCACTTTGAACTTGGGCTTTGCTCTACCTTGGGAAACATGTGACATGGTTCAGAGAATAAGACCGTTGGAAGCTTCATCTATTCTTTTGTTTGCTTCAATAGCATCCAAAAGATGGATGTGCATACCGTCGTCATGAATCATGGCGACAATAGCTACATCCTCGTTATCTTCTTTCTCGATAACTTTAATGACCTGCTCAAACATTCCACTAAAGTTTTCGTCCATAGCTTCTTGAGCGATTGCTAAGTCTTGCTCAAGGTCGTATGTAGTGACGTATTTACTTGACGTGGGATCTTCTGGATTAAAAACAAGACAGCCAGGACCCCTAGCGCTCCTGTTTCGAAAATAAATATCGATCATATCTGACAAGATGGTGCGGATAATACCCGCAGAAAGCATCCTCTCAGTCTCCGTGCCTTTAAAGAGAGCTTGGATCTTTTGAGCGTTTTTACTAAATTCAGTCATATTTAAAGTTGCTCCAAGCTGCTTGAAGAATTTCATGAACATCATACAGAAACTTCGCAGGGTTGTTCTCAGCTGGATCCAGTTTTGTGTAGTGCTTACCCTCCACGAGTCCTGAATTACCTCCAGAGGATATGCCTTGGTAAATTAATTTGTCGACTGTGACCGAAGGCACTCCAAGTCTTTGAGCGACTGCTTTTTTGTTTACAAAAGCCGTGGTACGTCGTTGTTTGTCTGCGCTGAGAAGTTGAAGAGAGATGTCAATGTTTGTTAAGGCAATTGAAATTTCTTTGAAAGCTTTTGTGAGTTGAGGGTTGTCCATGTGATTTATCACGCACCAGCACGTTAGCAGGGTTTTTAGAACGTGCAAGTACGTGAGGGCTCCTCTCGATCACCCGATACCAGGCAATCAGAGCGACTTGCGTGGGGGCAGAAACCGGAAAAATGCTACCCCAACCCTCTTTGATCGTTAAGCCGGTTCTTACGAAACGATCGCAATCAGTCTAGTAATCGTTCAGCTAATTGAACAAAATCCTTAGGATCTTCGATAAGAAGCTTGATAAGTTTATTTAGCTTGGTGTCTTCTTCGTCGTACTTGTTGTCATTAAGTACCTGCCAGTAACGATAGGCATTAAGTAAGTAGTACTGACTTTGTTTTGCTTTGAGCGCACCTAACCTCCACTTTTCAAAGTCATATGTGTTGTCATACCGACTTTTACCGATCGACATCTCAGATTGACGAATCTCCATCTGGATGTCGATATCTGCAATGGTGTACTCGATAGAAGAGATCCTTGCAGCACACTCAGCTTTTGTTGAAGGCGGTTGGTTGTCGGAGTAAATCCAAGGAGGAAGGTTATCGATGATGTACTTTTCAGGCCAGAGAGATTCGCGGCGTGGTTTAGGTTCCGCTGAAGAAATGTTTGAGAATATCCTGGATGAATTGGTTGAAGTCGCCATTGATGCAGTAGAGATTGTGGAACTCGAATCGAGTTGAAATTACAAGATCTAGTTTCTCAAGCTTTTTAAGCTGGGATCTTGTCGTGTTTTCACACTGACCTAAAGAAGAAGAAAGTGTCAGGACGTCCGTAGGTTGTAGCGACTGTAGCTCATAAATCAGCCAGCGCAGTTTTTGGACTTGTTTAGATCTTTTCTTATTCTTTGAATCGATCTCCTGGACAACTCGGAAGAGTGCTTCTCTTGCAGTAGCTGAAGAGCTGTATCTGTCGTCGCCCCCGCAAGGAGGATCTGTTTGAGAAACTCTTCTGATTCCTTGGTTAGACGACTGGCTGGTGTTTTTACGAGGCATAGATGGTAGGGGTTGATACAATTTGGATTAGAGCACACAGACTTCACACAGTCCGCAGACCCCACAGATTTTTTCCAAAAGCGTTCATATACGCGTCTTAAGAGTCTTGGGTTGGGTTTAGGCGTGTCGTCTCTTTCGAGACATCTGCCTTCTTCGAGTGTGAAGCGGCAGCGTTCAAGCCAAGCGTCGATCCTCTTCCAACGTGAGTTGGCTGAAGAAAGTTCTGCACGACAAACCTCGCAGGCTGCAACACCTGAGGGGAGTTTGACCTTAGGGACGTCTTTAGGGCGCATGAGGAAAGGCTCAGAACGCCTGCAAAGGCAAGTCCATCTGACTGCTTCGTCGAAGTGCTCCACTTTCCAGTTACCGACGACCTCTGTGTCGTTGGGGACACCGGACGGCTGTGGAGGCGGAGGAGGAGAAAGTAGACGGAAGAGCTGAGCCGCTCTCACATCCCTTGTTTTGAAATCGATGTTGGTGTTCATGATCTAAAGCTAGCACACCGACGCAAGAAGCGCATACAGCGCATAGAAGGGTAGGTATCCTCAAAAAGCCATAGATAAAAGACTTTTTATAAGAAGAGGGTTTTGCCTGCGTTTGGCGCTGAATTCAGTTTTTTAAAACCTGACTACAGGCGTCACTTGACAAAAAACCGCTTTTTTTGCCTATACGATTATTTTATACGTATATAAATACACGAATTTAGCGACAATCAAGGGTAAATCTACGGCTCACAGAGAAAGTTTTTGTGCAAGGACTCTGACGCGAGCTTTGTGGGCCAGCAGTCTTGTACTAATTAGTTTAATATTCAAGAAATACACTGAACACCATGTCTGATTCAGATGTCAAGCTAGGTTCTGATTTGTCCTGGCAGTTACTGAAAGAGCGGGCATCTACTTTAGGCATTCCTGCATGGAAATTGGCTGAGGAGTATGCTTTTCATCAAGAAGACAATAAAAAACATGTAATCAAGAGGTAGAATTCCATAAGGAGGTTGAGTCTTGAATGCCCGAAGAAGTAAATTCGCCTCCGTGTCCTTTACATGGGGCACCTCCTAGGGCGCTACATCCGCACAATTTTTTCGGTATCGTCACCGTTATCGAGGAAATAATCGACACGATTTCTGGCGTGGGCACTACCTCTTTTTCTCGCTGTCCTTATGGATATCCCTATAACTTCGAAGGCATAGTAAGGGCTTTAGAAGATTTAAACCTTACTGCTAGTGGTATTCAGGGAGGCGGAGGATCTCCCGTAATCACTTCAGGTGTTGCTCCTGGTTCAGGTTTATATGCCTCAATTAGCGGTGATCTGGTCTTATTTAATTTAGATGCTCGGGCTGAGGGATCTGTTTCCCTTAACTACGACGGAAATACTGCAGTCATCAGTGGTTCTGCCTCAACTGGAGGAACCATCGTTGCTTCCGGCTCACCAGGAGACGGAGCACACAATAACGGGGACGCTTGGTTCGATACAAATCAAGGTCGCTTGTTTGTGTTTGTGTCTGGAGTTGCAGGTGCTTCGGGTGCTTGGTATCAAACCAACGCAGAAGGTATTGCTCTTATGAGCGATATTCCTCCTTCGGGAGACAACCTCAACGCTCCTCCTCGTCACGGAAACATCTGGTTTAACCAGCTTGTGGGCTCTCTGTTTGTTTACGACGAGACTACAAGTGGTTGGTATGAGACTGGACCTCAGCGCAGTGTTGCGTATGGTGCAGCTCCTCCGAGTCCCCCCGTCGCAGGTGCTGGTTGGTACGACACGATTGATTCAGCACTTAAAGTTTGGAATGGCACTTCCTGGATTAGCACCTAATATCAGGGCGCTCGTTCCAAACTCATGGCATCCAAAAACGGCAACTACATCGCTTCACGTCCGAAAACGACTTGCCAAGGGCAGGGAACTAACTCTCGTCCTAAGCGTAAAGGTAAGAAAAAATTGCGGGGTCAGGGACGCTAAAGTGATGGTAAATAGTAAATAAAAATGGCGATCGTCAGTCTTGTTGCAGGTGGGACTATTACTGCTGGTCAGGCAGTTTATATCAACACTTCTGGTCTGGCTTTACCAGCTCAAGCTGACGGTGGCGATTTACAACTAGCTGCAGTCGCTGGTGTTGCTCAAGATACAGTTACTGAAGGTCAGAGTTTTAGATGTAATGTTGACTCCGTTTCAGTTATTCCTAGTGCAACTTTTACCCCAGGCACAGCACTGTTTCTACACCCATCTGATGATGGTGAGTTAGCTGAGTATTCTGTTTTTGCTTCTGGTGTTGAGAATACTTCTGCTGTAGGTCTTTATTTGACTCGAATCGGAACAGCTTTGACTGCAGATCGTGTTGCTGTTGAACTTAAACGTCCAATTTTTATTAATAACACCACTTCGATTATCCTTATGGAGAGCGCATCTGGTCTGGTTGTTGATGCTATCCTGGATGAAGATGGCTTTAGAATTGACACAGAAGGTGCTCTCTAATTATGCCTAGCCAGAAGATATCCCAATTTCCAGCTCAAACGACCGTTGCGTCGGGCGATATCCTGGCGCTTGTTACTGTTTCGGGCGGAACTTTCGATAACAAACGAATCGGAATTGACGTATTAGATAATAGATATCACCCATCTGCTTCTGGCGGAGCAGCACTTGAAATCGCTGTGGAAGCACTTGCTTCCGGTAATGCTGCTTTAGTAGAAGCTGAAGAGGCTCTTGCCTCTGGTAATGCTGGTATTGCTCTTGCTGTTGTTGAGCAAGGTGCTCTTGCTTCAGGTAACGCGGCTCTTCTCGAAGCAGCTGAAGCACTTGCATCTGGTAACGCAGCTTTAGCAGATGTTTCTACCGCTCAAGCCTCTGGTAATGCTGCTTTAGTCGATTTAAGCGATAAATATGACAAAACTGGCGGCCCGATTACAGGAACCATAACCGTCAAAGATCAATCGATTGGTGAAGTTGGTAATCAAGGCGTTCGAAACGGCACCATCACTTTAGATTTTGGGTCAGCAAATAATTTTGAATTTACTCTCGACGGAAACGGCACTTTAGGTGCGCCAACTAACGCAAGCGGTGGTCAGTGTGGCGCAATTACTATTCGTCAGGACAGCACTGGTTCAAGAACCTTGGCATATAACGCTGTTTTCAACTTCGCTGGAGGCACCGCACCGACTTTAACTACGACTGCGAGCGGGGTTGACGTAATTTCGTTTTATGTTTCGTCCCCGACTGAGATTCAAAGCGTTGCTGTTTTAAATCTGTCATGATTCCTGGTCAGGCTCAGCAGTTTTTTGAAGCAGCCGCTGCTCAATCCGGCGGCAGTGGCGGTGATTTTCAGATCGATCGCAGCTTGCGGTTCAACAGTGCTGATAGTGCTCACCTGAAAAGAACCCCGTCTACTTCGGGAAACCGTCGTACTTTTACTTTTTCGTCTTGGGTCAAACTTGTTGAATCAAGCGGAACACGCAGGTATTTCTTTGGAGCATCTTCTGCAAATACGGGCTCACCTTACAACTTTATTATCGGTTTTGGCATATTAAATAATCAACTTTGCGTGGCGAACGCCGCAAATGATATTTATAAAACAGAAGCTGTTTTTAGGGACTTCAGCGCATGGTATCACATAGTTTGGGTGGTAGATACTACCGAATCTACTACTGCAGATCGAATTAAAGTATATGTCAACGGGGTTCAGCAAACATTAAATTTCCAAGGTCATGGCGGCGCTAATCCTCCCTCTTTGAACGAAGAGTATCCTATTTCTTGGACAAAGCCTCAAGGGATTGGTTGCATTTTTGACAGCGCCGGAACAACTGTAGTTGGACCATTTAACGGTTACCTAGCGGACGTACATTTCATCGACGGTCAAGCACTTGCGCCGACTGACTTCGGTGAATACGACGATAACAACAACTGGAACCCGAAGGAATATTCTGGAACGTATGGCACCAATGGTTACAGACTTGATTTCAGCGACAACAGCAGCAACTCTGCGTTAGGTACAGATAGCTCAGGAAACAATAATACTTGGACAGTTAATAATTTTGTTGCTGATATTCCGTCCGGTAGTAACGGAATGAATGTCGCTCTTTATACGGGTAACGGCAGCTCGCAATCGATTACTGGTCTGGGTTTTCAACCTGATTTTGTGTGGTTGAAATGTAGGACCAGTGCTTTTCCTAATTATTTGGGTGATGTTGTTCGCGGTGTTACTAAGCTTCTGAAATCTAATGGACAGGCTGCTGAGATAACTTCTTCTACAGGTATCACTTCTTTTGACAGTGATGGTTTTACTTTAGGCTCTGGATCTGAAACAAATACAAATGGTGAAGATTTTGTTGCCTGGTGCTGGAAAGCAGGTGGAGCGGCATCATCCAACACTGATGGTTCACTAACAAGTTCTATAAGTGCAAGTCAGACTTATGGTTTTTCTGTTGTTACTTGGACTGGTAATAGAACTTCAGGTGCAACTGTCGGGCACGGATTAGGTAGTACTCCTAAATGGATTGTTGTAAAAAATAGAGATCAGTCTTCAAACTGGATGGTTTATCACAGTGCTACTGGCGCTGGCGGATATTTAGCACTTAACAATACGAGTGCTTACGCAGCAGCAAGTAGCGTTTGGAATAACACAGCACCCGACAGTAGTGTTTTTACGCTTGGTGCAGATAGTGAATCTAATGGTAATGGCGATGAAATGGTTGCCTACTGCTGGGCAGAAGTTCCTACATACAGCAGTATTGGTTCCTACACGGGTAATGGTTCTACTTCGGGTCCAACCATAACAACTGGTTTTAGACCTCGTTATATTATTTTAAAAGCTAGCTCTTTTGCTGGTGAAGACTGGGTCATAATGGACACAGCTCGTGCTACTTCGAACCCGAGCGATCTACTTATTAAGGCAAATACCAACGAACAAGAGTTTCAAAACAGTGTTTACAACACTGATTTTAACGATGATGGGTTCACGATAAAAAATACTAACCCTCGTTGGAACACAAACGGAGAAACTTACGTATATGCAGCGTTTGCTGAAAAACCAGATCAATCGCTTATTGACAGCCTTCTCGACACACCAACCAATTACACGGCGGATTCCGGCAATAACGGTGGCAACTACGCGACATTTAATCCGCTTAACGCTACTGGCAGTGGACTAAGTAATGGCAACCTAGATCTTGATGGATCGTCTAATTTTTTCCAGTCAACGATTATGGTTGACTCAGGAAAGTATTATTTTGAGTTTACAAAAAATGGCAATGGAGATAATCAGTTTGGAATTGCTTACGGCGGTATCACTGCTGGCAGCACTGGATTTAGGCGTGTATGGCGTGACAATAGTGGTAGCCCTGTTTGGCTTACTGACGGATCTAACGCAGGTTCTGGCACGGCTTTAAGTTGCGACGTAGGAGATGTAATTGGCGTTGCTTTGGATATGGACAACAACGCTGTTTATTTCAGCAAAAATGGAACATACATGAACTCAGGGGATCCAACCTCAGGTTCTTCTAAAACTGGTGCTATATGGACAGATTTGTCTGGACAGAGCTGGGGGCCAAACGCAGGTAGTAATGCAAATGGTGTGGATTGCTCTTTGAATACAGGCCAACGTCCATTTGCGTACACGCCGCCAACAGGATTTAAGTCACTCTGCACGCAGAATCTGGCGGACCCAACGATTGCCGATGGTTCGACGGCGATGGATGTAAAAACTTACACGGGTAATGGATCTGGTCAATCAATCAGTGGTTTAAATTTTTCACCCGACCTTGTTTGGATTAAGTCAAGAAGTGCGGCTTATAGTCACAATTTGTATGATGTTATTAGAGGTGCTGATGAAGCGCTGTTTAGCGACACAACAAATGCTGAGACTACATACAATGGCCGTTTAACTTCATTTGATTCAACAGGATTTACTCTTGGTAATACTTCTACTGCAGGTGTTGGGACAAATGAAAACAACACTACTTACGTCGGCTGGACATGGGACGCCGGATCATCAACGGTCAGTAACACTGACGGCAGCATCACTTCTAGTGTCCGCGCCAATCAGTCTGCTGGATTCTCGATTGTTAGTTATACAGGCACTGGGACCGCTGCAACAATCGGCCACGGTCTGAATGCTGCGCCAAGTCTAGTCATCGTTAAGTCGCGTTCAGCAACTGGTGACTGGCCCGTTTATTCATCAGCAATTGGTGCAGGCAATAAATTGTATTTAAACAAAACCGATGCATCAGCAAGCTCAAGCAACTGGAACAGCACAACGCCGACCTCAAGTGTATTTAGCGTAGGAAGTTCAGTCGAGACAAACCTCAGCTCAGTGACTTTTATCGCCTACTGTTTTGCACCTGTCGCAGGCTATAGCGCGTTTGGTTCGTACACCGGAAACGGTTCAACTGATGGTCCCTTTGCGTTCACCGGGTTTAGACCAAAGTGGATTATGTTTAAAGCCACTAGCGCTTCACAGGAATGGATGATGTACGACGCTGTAAGATCTGAATTCAATGCTACCGATAGAACACTCCAAGCAGATGGCGCTCAGGCTGAAGCGGATCCTAGTAATAGACCTATAGACATCCTTTCTAATGGATTTAAGGTAAGAAACTCAAACACCAGGATTAATGGCAACGGTACTTCCATGATTTATATGGCATTTGCTGAGCATCCCTTCAAAACCGCCCGTGCTCGATAAGATTTGATTTAACGGTTATACTTAACTTATAAAAGTATCGAAGTCGCCGTGTTAGTTCTCGACGGAAAAACACTGCAGTATGACCGTCCGTTCTCGCACGACGGTTATAACTACCCTGCGAACTGGCTTCGCTTAACGACTCTGGCTGAAAAAGAAGCCATTGGTATTGAGGAAGTACCCGATCCTGTAGTTCCCGCTTACGACCAACGTTTCTGGTATGGTCCCGGGTTACCGAAAGATTTAGACGGTTTAAAAACACTGTGGACTAACACAACGAACGAAACAGCGAATAAAATCCTCTCTCCAAGTGATTGGATGGTTGTTCGTAAAGCCGATTCGGGTGTTGCTGTTCCTGCTGAATGGACAACATGGCGTCAGAGCATTCGCGAAGCTGCTCAAACCAAAATCGCTGCTCTTACTGCAACGACTTCTGTAACTGAGTTTCAAGCTTATATTGTCTCGTCGTCAGGAGCTGAAAGTGACTACTCATTTTGGCCTGCTGACCCTGATCAACCTGTTGTGGAACCGCCTGAAGAGGAAGTAGACCCTGAGTCTGGTGTTGAACCTCCTGTTGACGGAGGAACCTCTGACGGTGGCGTTACCTTCGGAAGTAGCACCACTTCTTCGGGTGTTACAGCTGCTTTTGGTGACGACGTCATTAGTCTCTGAGGTGTAAACAGTGTCCAACCGATCCATTTTCAACAGGCGTTATACGTCTTATGAGCCAGCAGGCACTCAGGTTTGGTTAGTTAACGGCGCTGGTATTTCATCTTCGTTAAATCCGACGTTCGATTTTGAACTCGGCGAAAACCTCGACTCTGGTTCAGTCGTTTATGTGAGCGGATCGGTCATTTTTGCTGCTTCCGCCGCTTCAGGCACTATTGCTGACGCAGCGTACGCCGTGGGTATCACGACAGTTTCTGGAAATGCAGGCGCAACCGTTCCTGTTGTCACAGATGAAGTCGCTACCGTCGATAGCCAGAACATCACACACCAAAGCACTTTAACTCCTGGGCGTTATTACTATTTATCCAACGTTCCTGGACAAGTCACGTTAACTGAACCTTCAGGTATCTCTTTCTCAGGTGGTTTCCAAGCTTCGACCCTTGTGGGCATGGCTCTCACTCAGTCTGATATTCATTTAGAGATCGATGGTCCTGTTTTCTTAAGCACCTAAGTTGTTAGACTGTAATTAAAATATTCCGTCATGGCAGATCGTCAGCCTATTGTTTTAGTCAGCGGCGCTTTCGCTGAACTGCCTCCGGGCGACGGAATTATCGGCGCGAGTGTAACTCTAATAAGTAATCCAAGTGGCTTATATACACTTGGCGGTGAACTTGGGTATGACGGAACTGCAATTACCGCGCTTTCTTCCGGTAATGCAGCTTTATCGGTCGGCGCAGCTGCTTTAGCTTCAGGTAATGCTGCACTTACTGATTCTGCTGTAGCTCTTGCCTCTGGTAACGCAGCCTTAACTCTTGCTGTTGCTGAAGGCGGCGCACTCGCTTCTGGTAATGCCGCTTTAGCTGATGCAGCTACTGCTCTTGCTTCTGGGAATGCAGCGTTAGTCGACGCTTCTACTGCTTTAGCTTCCGGTAATGCCGCTCTCACCGACGTGGGCGGTAAATACGACAAAACTGGCGGCCCGATTTCAGGCACTGTACGAGTAGAAAAGCAGTCATACTCTGATGTCCGTGACGAAGGGCTCGAAAGTGGCACGATCACCCTTGATTTTGGGTCGTCGAATAATTTCAAAATGACGTTGACCGGAAACGGTACACTTGGTGCTCCTACAAACGCCAGTGGCGGTCAATCCGGCAGTATTTTTATTCTTCAAGACGGTACAGGATCTCGTACGCTTGCTTATAACGCTGTTTTTGCGTTTGCAGGGGGAACTGCACCCACTTTGACGACTACAGCTAGCGGGCAAGATGCGCTTCTGTACTACGTTCAGGATGCAAGTACCATTATTACAACGTCCGTTCTGAACGTTTGATATGTCAGCTCTTAACGGTGTAGTTCCTGCCATTATCGGTGCAGCTGGATCTGCTGCTGGTGGTGGTTTCCAGATCGATCGTAGCTTGCGGTTTAACAGTGCTGATGGTGCTTATCTAAATAGAACTCCGTCGTCTGTAGGTAATCGCAGAACTTTTACGTTCTCATATTGGATCAAAAAAGGAACGGTTGAAGACAGTCAGAAGGTAGTTCTAAACGCATATGGTGGATCAGGTACTCGATATGCTTCGATTGATTTTAGACATGACAGTGCAAGATTTCTTGGTTGGAGTGGGTCTGGAATAACTTATGAAGTAAAAAGCACAAGAGTTTTCAGAGATTTAAGTGCATGGATCCACATGGTGTGGGCAATAGACACCACACAAGCGACAGCTGAAGATCGGGTTAAGCTTTACATCAACGGCGTTCAAGAAACAGATTTTCAAACTACAAGTTATCCCTCACAAAACCTTGATTTAGACTTCAATACCACTAATGTGCATAAAATTGGACAAATCTCTTATGCGGCTTCGGCAGAATTAGATGGCTACCTAGCCGACGTTTACTTTATTGATGGTCAAGCACTTGCACCGACTGAGTTTGGTGAAACTGACGATAACAACAACTGGAATCCTAAAGAAGCATCTGGTTTAACATTTGGAACTAATGGTTTTCATCTGAAGTTTGCAGATAACAGCAGCAGTGCTGCGCTTGGAACCGATTCTTCGGGTAATGGAAATACGTGGACTGTAAATAATATTAGTGTTGCAGGTAATGGACTCTCTACAGCTAATGAAGGCTTTGATGTTCTTACTTATAGCGGCACTGGAAGTACGCAGTCAATCACCGGTCTGAATTTCCAACCTGATCTTGTGTGGACAGCTGTTCGAGATCAAACTGGTTATTTTAAGTACTGGCAAGACGTAGTTCGCGGTTCTACTAAGACTTTTACTACCACCACTGCTAGTGCTGAATCAACTCAATCAACTGCGATTACTTCTTTTGATTCTGGCGGTTTTACAGTTGGAAGTAACGCTCAAGTAAATGAATCCGGGCGAAGCATGATCGCCTGGTGCTGGAAAGCTGGCGGATCACCATCATCTAATAGTGATGGTTCAATCACCACCTCTGTAAGTGTAAACACAACTTACGGGTTTTCTATTGTCTCTTACGTAGGTAACGCCACCGCTGGAGCCACTATTGGTCACGGTCTGGGAGCTGTCCCGAAATTTGTGATAATTAAGAGTAGAGATTCTGGGCACGATTGGATTGTTTACCACTCAACTATTGGAAATACCGCTGCGTTGAGACTTAATGGTACTAATATGTCGGACACCAATACAAAATGGTTTAATGATGCTGGGCCAAGTTCCTCAACATTTACACTCGGATATACCGGCGGTACGAATGAAAATGGCGATAATATGATCGCCTATTGCTGGTCTGAAATAAGTGGATTTTCTAAGTTTGGCGGATTTACGCACTCTGGTTCTAGCAGTAGTGTCACCGGTTTAGGTTTTACCCCACGTTTCGTACTTATAAAACGGTATAGTGCTACTGATAATTGGTACATATTTGACAGTGCAAGAGATACCAACAACGTTATTTTCGCAAACACCAATGTTGCGGAAAGTGCAGGGTGGGCCGTTACGTTTAACGCTGATGGCTTCTCTTGGGCTGGAGGAAGTTTTAATACAGGTGATCACATGTACGCAGCGTTTGCTGCTAAACCAGATGACTCGGTCATCGACAGTCTGATCGACACACCAACCAATTACACGGCGGATTCCGGCAACAACGGTGGCAACTATGCGACCTTGAATCCGCTAAATCTACACAGCAGCTCCAACGATAGTGTTTCTGATGGAAATTTAGAATGCTCGATGGGATCTGGCAGTGCAGGTTTAACGCCGTCAACCATTGGCTTTAGTAGCGGTAAATTTTATTACGAAGTTGTTTTCAGTGGCAGCGTTGATTTTTTGGCAGGAATACGACGCAGTGACAGCAGAAATTACGATAACTCCTATACATATCATGCAAATGGCAATAAATATACTAATGGGGGATCTGCAACTTCTTACGGTGCAACATTTACTGACGGCGATGTAATTGGTGTTGCCGTAGATATGGATGCAGGTACGCTAACTTTTTATAAAAACGGTTCAAGTCAAGGGCAAGCTTTTTCGGGCATTTCAGGAACTTATACATTTATACAGGGTAAATTCTCTGGAAGTGGTGGTTCCTATATTGTCAACTTCGGCCAACGTCCATTTGCAATCTCTTCTGTTCCAACAGGTCATTTAAGTCTCTGCACGCAGAATCTGCCGGACCCAACGGTTGCCGATGGTTCGACGGCGATGGATGTGGCGCTTTGGACCGCTAACGGCAGCAACCAAACAATTACTGGTTTTAACTTTAGTCCTGATTTTGTTTGGGCTAAATGTCGTAGTACTGGTACAACGCCACATCTTTTGGCCGATGTCGTCCGTGGCGCTAGTCAAATTCTGTACTCACATTCAACTGATGCTGAGCAAAATTACAGCGGAATTGGTGGTGTTATTTCTTCTTTTAACAGCGATGGATTTGACACTGGCTCAAACTCTGATATTGCAACTAACAGCAGAACTTTTGTCGGCTGGGCCTGGGACGCTGGAACGTCAACGGTCAGCAACACTGACGGCAGCATCACATCTAATGTCCGCGCCAATCAGTCTGTTGGGTTCTCGGTTGTTAGTTATACCGGAACAGGTTCGAACGCAACGGTGGGCCATGGGTTAAACGCAGCTCCTCATATGTATATCGTTAAAAACAGAAGCAACACATACGAATGGGGTGTTTATCACATCGAAATTGGCACGGGTGCTGCACAAGTTCTTAACGCCGCAAACAACAACAGCGTAAGTAACACTTGGTGGAACAACACTGCACCAACAAGTTCTGTGTTTTCGATCGGAACCTATGGAGCTGTTAATCAAAACACCGATAATTTTATCGCCTACTGTTTTGCACCTGTCGAAGGCTATAGCGCGTTTGGTGTATACGAGGGTAACAGTAGTGATGACGGAACCTTCGTGTTTACAGGGTTCCGCGTTAAGTGGGTAATGATAAAATGCACAAACGCTGCTGGACAAGAATGGGTCATGCTTGACGCCGATAGAGACCCATACAATGTCGTAGATAATGCTCTTTACGCAAACGCCAGCGATGCAGAAGCGACTGGATCGACCCGAAAAGCTGACTTCTTAAGTAACGGTTTCAAACTTCGGGATGGGTCTAGCGGAGCTACTAATTTATCAGGACGCACTTACGTTTATGCTGCTTTTGCTGAGCATCCGTTGAAAACTTCCCGTGCGCGGTAAAGTTATCAATTACTAACTAGACTTAAATCAAGCCGCACCATTGTCTATGGTCGACTTCGAAAACGATTTAGTCTTTAATCTTCAATGTTTACAGAAGAGGTCTGCTAGAAAACGTTTTCGACGAAGTATTTTGGATGAGTGGCCCGAGTGTGCGTATTGCGGGAGGCACCATCCAACGACACTTGATCATGTAGTGCCTCGTGCAAGAGGAGGTAAACAGGACCGAAAGAATTTAATCGGAGCCTGTGGAGCATGTAATCTCGAAAAAAGCGACCTTGACTGGTTTGTTTGGTATCGAGGTCAAGTTTTTTGGACACCAGAAAGGGAGGACAGGATTCTGAGCTGGATTAACCAGCAACCAGAACCTGATCCTCCCTCTGTCGTATGGACTAATTGGATGGAACCAAAAGCCCTTTTACTTCCAGAGACTGCTTAATTACTTCTTAGCAATTTTGGTGACAATACCAGCCACTTTTTCAATGACTTTGTACACCTTCCCGTAGATTTCGTCGTCTTTCGGCGTGGGAGTCAAATTTACGATCGCCAAAGCAAGGAGGTGGACTGCTCCAGCGATACTTACAATTTCACCCCAGTTAGATAATAAAAAGTCCACTCTTTTAGAGCGAGTTACAATATCAATATAGCTGATCATATAAAATGCCCGCCATTCTCGAGGATGCTGTAAAAAGCATCATGAAAGAAAACCCTGACATGAAGAAAGGCGCAGCTTATGCTATCGCCACTAAGTCACTTCAGAAATCAGGTGATTTAAAAGAGGGTACAAATAAAGCTACTGAGAAAGGTAAGCGCCGTGGTGAAATGTCCAAGCAGACCAGAGCAAAAACTCGTGCTAAAAAATACAAGATCGAGCGTGAGCGCGGTCGAAAAGATGAACGTAACACCTCCGACAGAGACTGATGAATCCAGAAAAACAACATAAAAAACTTGCAAAAGTCAGTGTCCTTGCTTCTGAGTGTTTGACTCGTCAAGAGGCTCAGAAGTTGATTAAGAAAGCAGCTAAGATACACAAGAAGCTTGAGTCCATTCGGTCATGATGCCTAACAATCCCGGTTCCTTCGCTCCTGGTCCCATGATGGAGGAAGATGACGCCATGATTCAAGAGCGCGGCAGGGATCTTCTCGCCCGTAAGATCGAAGAACTTGACGGGGAAGGAATGGAAGAAGAGGATATGGAATACTATGGCTGAAACAGCCAAGAAAAAAGATCCTGCTAAGTGGGCACGGGCAAAAGCTAAAGCTCGCAAAAAAATGGGCGGTCACTCCGCCCGTGCCATGCAGCTTGCGACAAAATATTACAAGGATATGGGTGGTAAATACGAAGGTAAGAAGTCTTCCAAAAATAAACTTTCAAAGTGGAGCAAGGAAGACTGGCAAACTCGTGAGGAGTATGAAAAGAAAAAAGACTAATGGCAGATCGAGCACGCGAAAAAGGACGTACAGAGCGGTATCTCCCTAAGTCCGCGTGGGCTTCCATGTCAAAAGAGGAACGTCGCGCAACCGACGAAAAAAAGAAGCGTGCTACGCGAGGTAAACCTGTAAATACTCACGTAGCGAATACTGAAAAAGCCAAACGGGCAGGCAAAAAAGCTCGTGCGTACAAAGCATCTAGGAAAAATGGCTAAAAGAGGAACCTGTTGGAAAGGTTATGTACAGGAAGGATACAAGAAAAAGAATGGAAAGAACGTGCCCAACTGCGTAAGAGCTAAGAAGAAGGCTCGCTCTTATCGGAGTTCCAAGGGGCGCTGAGTCGCATTGGTCCACCTAATAATCTTTGAGCTTCTGAGTCGTCAGGTTCTTCTTCGGTAAAAACGTACTCAAAGTGCTCTGCTTCCTCTCTGTCCCACTCTGCGTGCAGTTCTTCTATATCGTTATCTAACTCTTTCAGTGTTATTTGTGTCCTAAACTCGACCCAGTCATCTAAACAATTCTCAAGAGCTAGTTTGATCCAAGGATTGAATTTTATGTTCGGCCAGAACCTTGAAATAAACTGAATCGCTTCGTATACAAGAGCATTTAATCTGTTGTAGTTCATTGTTGTAATTTTGTTGAACTTATTTTATAGATAAGCTGCGCTATTATTGAGTTAAATAAATCTAATTAGTTGTGGCAGAAACTACTTTCAACCGTGAATTAGGTGCTGCTCCCGCAGGTATCACCCGATTCGGTCAGCTGCGTACCGAGGACGGTGGGAACGTAACAGTGGACGCCACCCGTGAATTTGCCTCTGACGGTTCTTACGAAACTGCAGATGTTTTTACAGTCACTTCAAGTGCGACTGGAACTGGCACAGTGACACTTTTTGCTGGTTCTAAGAGCGTTGGTAAAGTCTTTATCTTGTCCGGAGTTAACGGATCTGTGCTTGGGGAAGTGGACGCTCCTAAGATCTCAAATCGCTCAGACGTTTCGTTCACATTCAGTGTGGGCGCGAGTATCGCTAATTATCTGTACGTGACCAAGACAGATCGCAGCCCGTGTGAATACCGTGTCACTTATACAGCTGCGTAATCGCCTTGCAAAAACTCCCAAAAATTTTCTGGAGAAATTTTGGGAGGCATGGCTTCCGTGCATGTACTTCATGGTTGAAGGTAATTTATCAGCAATTACATGGAAGCATGTAGTTGTTGCATATACTACTGGTTATAAAGCAGCTATTATCTATTGTTTCTGTGTGCTCTTTTTTAAAAAGGTCACGCTGCTAAAAAACCTTCTTCTTACAGGTGTATTTACATTCGTCAGCGATCTACTCACGCATCCTACGCATTTTGGTCCTCCGTGGGCAGAAGCTGCGACAACAGCTGTTTCAGCTTCCGTACTTGCGTTGATATTTCATTTAACTCTAGGCAGAATTAAACGGATGCCTGGATGAAATGGCACGGCTTTCAACTCCCGGTCTTGAGCTAATCAAGAAGTTCGAAGGTATGCGTCTTCGTGCTTACGTTTGTCCTTCTGGTGTCTGGACGATCGGTTACGGACACACTGGACCTGACGTAGTAGAGGGTTCAAAAATTACCGAAGAAGAAGCAGAAATGCTGCTTAGAAAAGATGTGTCTTCGTATGAGTCTGCAGTAAGTAACTACACGACAGTCAAACTAAATCAAAATGAATATGATGCTCTAGTTTCTTTTACATACAACGTAGGCTGCAACGCATATAGAAACTCTACGCTTCTTCGTTTGCTGAACGGAGGTGTAGATAAAAAAGAAGTTGCTGATGAGTTTGGACGTTGGACAAAAGGAGGCGACGGTACAGATCTCCCAGGACTTGTGCGTAGGAGGGCTGAAGAAAAAAAATTATTTTTGACTAAGCCAGAAAGGCATCCGATGCTCGGTCGATCCATATTGGCTAAGAACGATACGTGGCTTAAAACGCGCCCTTCTCAATCAACAGATCTTCTCCCCGAAGAAAAACTTTTTGTCCCTAAAGGCGGAGCGTGGGAATGGGATCAAATAACGATGTTTGCTAACGCTGCTCATTACGAGGTAAGGCTCACTGCTCAGCCTGGTAGAAGTTGGTATTTCTACAGCCCTCACTGGAAAATCATTAACGATATACCTGAGGGAACTGTTACTCGTAAGAAGAATAGTGAAATTAAATTAGAAGTTCCTTATTACTCTCAACGGGATAATTACCGAGATGCCAACCGCACCTGTTTCAGTTCTGCTTGCGCGATGCTTTTGTCTGGTTTAAAACCCGACGTTATTAGTAACGACGATGAATATATCCAAACGGTTTTCGAAATTGGCGACACTACAGAAGCGTGGGTTCAAGTGCGTGCTCTTGAGCAGTATGGAGTTGAGACAGAGTTTAGACAGGATGGTTCCTGGAGCGAGGTTGAAGAACTTTTAGAGAAAGGAATTCCAGTTCCCCTTGGGATTTTGCATCACGGAGGAGTAGCCAACCCCACTGGAGGAGGTCACTGGATCTGCGCCGTGGGTTTGTCAGCCGACAAGTCGAAAATTTTAGTTCACGATCCGTTTGGTGATCTTGATTTAGTTACAGGCAGGTATATAAACGGTGATGGAAAGTATCTTTTCTATTCAAAAAAGAATTTAGGACCTCGTTGGATGGTGGAAAAAGGGTATAGTTCGGGTTGGTTTATCAAGGCTAAAAAGTGAATACTGATTATCTGAAGGATTGGGACGCTTTAGCTGAGCACAAAAAAGCTGTTTTTATGGAATATCTCTACGAAAAATCTGGACGTACTAATGGCCTTTTTACCAATTTGTGGACTGAGTTTTGCAAGGCGTGCGGGGAGCAAGCACGAAAAGATTTCTTTCTTTCGTGTAATATGAAATAGTAAGAAGGGTGTAAAGTGGCTCGTAATTACAAAAAAGAATATGATGATTACCATGGTACAGAACGTCAAAAGAAACGTAGAGCAGCGCGTAACAAGGCTCGTAGACATATGGAAAGGTCTGGCAGAGTATCTAGGGGAGACGGAAAAGAAGTCGACCACAAAGACTTCAACCCGGAGAACAACAACTCTTCGAATCTTCGGGTAGTTAAAGCTAAAACTAATCGCGAGAAACAACCAAAACGTAGTTAAAATAAACTCATGGAAAACTTTTCTCCTCTACAGCAACCAGGCGGTTTGGGTCCTGTTGCACAGTTGAAGCCAATCGGTATGTCGATGGCAAACCCTGCTAGTTATCTCAACGATGACATTAGTATCAGGGCGCGTCAAACACAAACCCTCGATAACATCAATCGAGTTTTTTCTCAGTACAACGTTGATCACGGTTCTTACCTTCGTACTCCGGTAGCCCCCGTGGAGTATGGGATTGGCAATGTAGTTAAATCAAACGCCGTAAACGGTCCAGCTGGATACAACCATAAAGAAATGCCTATGCCTCTTCGTCCAGAAGATATGCCGAAAGAACGTTACGTAATGGAGGAGGCAAATAAGTTTGATCCGACTATGCGTCTGAACGTCGCTGCACTTTCTGTGCTCCCTCAACAGAACTTCTACGACGTCACCACCGCAGATTCGAAGATGCCTCTGCAGGATTATCGAATGTCTGACAACCTCTCCCTGCAGCAACAAGTCTTGGGAGGAGGCGATGCAATCTAACGGAATGCAGCCCATGCGTATGGCTGGAATGAGGCTTGGAATGCATCCAGCTGATATGTCTCGTGCTGTATCGAATCCTTCAGAATTGACTGCAAGACTTCGTTATCAGCAGACTTTCCCTAGAAGCTGAGCTAAGTTAGCCCAGATCAACTGGGCATATGCACACAGTAAAGCTTGATTGGATCACTCCTGACTCAGAGCAGGTTATTGCTCGCCATGCGCGAGTCTCTACTGCTAAACCTGATCGTCCTGAATACGAACGCTTACTTAAGTTTTGTATTAGAAAGGGACATTGGTCTATTTTTGAGCAGGCTAATGCATCATTTGAGATCATAACTACACGGGCAATATCACCTCAAATACTTAGGCACAAAACCTTTACATTTCAGGAACTGAGTCAACGATATGCCAACCCGTGGGAAGTTATAAGTTCTGACCCCTGCGAAGCTCAGAAGTTTGAGATGCGTAAGCAGGCTGAAAAGAACCGTCAGTCGAGCACCGATCCCATTGACCCTGCTCTGGAAGCGAGGTTCCGAGAGGACTTGAGCATCATCGACGCTCAGCTCTGGGACTTGTACAGACGGATGACCGAAGCCGGTGTGGCAAGGGAGTGTGCAAGAAATGTATGTCCTTTGTACACGCCTACAAAGTTACACATGAATGGCACGATACGTTCTTGGGCTCACTACGTCGGCCTTCGAGGGGCGCAAGAAACTCAGAAGGAGCACAGAGACATCGCTTTTCAGATCGGCACTATTCTTGCGATTGAGCTTCCGATTGTTACTCAGGCTCTTGCTCGTGAGGCTGCTCAGGACCCTGAGGAGAGTCCTCTCCGGGGATGGCTGTCCATTCACCCTCTTCCCAAAGATTGAGGCTAGTCTCTTCTTCCACAAACTTGCACAGGTTTGCGAGTGCCTGGTCAAGCAATTCCTGTTCTTCCTCTGGCGTGAGATCTAAATCAAGATCGTCAGAGGTTTTTTCTTCAGACATCGTCGAAACCCTCCAGATAAGCTTTTCGAGCCTGTTCTTTTATACATAAAGTAAGTTGTTTTACTTTATCGTCAACAAGGTGCATGCTTGAACAAAAAGTGTACGCACTTATGCCATCCATCTCAGCCGTTACTTTATAAATATCCTCGTCTACAAAATCGATTTCAGTCTTTATTCCCCCTGAGCCCATAAATCATCGTTGGTAACCCTGTTGACAGTCTGGCGAGGAGCTGTGACCTGCGCCATCTGAGCAGCGCGAATCATTTGATTAGCTTCATCCAACTGCCTTGCAAGGTTCTCGCTGTGTTGGCTTTGGGCTTGTAACTGAGACTGAGCCCAGTCTTGAGCATTCTTTGAAAGCTCATCCAAGACATTCTGACCATGTGGGAATGAAAAGATGGTCTGACCAGAGGCCGGATCTTGTATCTTTTGACCGTTTGTATCTTCGGAGAGTGCAACCAAATAATTTTGAGAGGTCTCAATATCAATGTCTGAGTAAATAGCTAACTCAGTAGGGCTAACTACACCACGGTTACGCTCGTATAGGACTCGGAAAGCACCAGTGACACGACCTGCCGTGGTCAAATTTTCTTTTTGTTCGTAACGGCGTTTTTCGATAACAGCAGCACCGGCTAACCCACCCCCAACAAAAGTGAGAGGAGCAGCAACAAAGCTAGGAGAAGTAATACCAACAGCAAGACTGACTGCGCCTCCAAGAGCGAGCGTGGCAGAGTAGAAATTAATCAGCGGTGTCATGTTTTTGGAAAGAGGTTTCCCACTTCTCGAAATCAGGTTCCTGAGCGAACTCCACAGGGTTAGGAAGACGATCAGGTCCGTGAGAAGCGCGATCAGAGCTTAAGTCATACGGCTTAAGTCGTAAACCTTTGATTGCCGGGAGACCCTTAAGAGTAGTTGTAGAGCAGTTTGGAAGCTTCAGGATATTGTTTAAAGTTTCCATAGTTCTCTCTACGAAACGAGGTTTCGCAGCGGGCTTATAACCACAGGCTTTACAGTAGTTCGCATAGCTTGCAAATAGTTCGGAATAAGCGTTTTTGACGTACATACCTTTCTCAGACTCGTCGGTGCTAGGCCGAGCTGCACCACGACCGATCAGCGTGGAATAATTAGGAGCGTAAAGACAGCACTCAGCCATCCAGGAAACGTAAGGGTTATTGAAGACCAGAGCATCGATGTTAGTACGTGCGAGTGAAGGAGCATGCTTGACAGGGTTAGCAAGCGTGTCTCTCATTTCTTCATACGTCATGTCGAGAGCCCAACTCACAATGCCAGACATCTCTTCAGCAAATTCCCCTTCGAGGCGGTCGTCATAAACGTCGAGAAGTTGACGTCTCTTACTGGGAGCAACGACCTTATCCATGATGATCGTCAGGCGACGTCGTTCAAGACCACTTGTTGAGTCGTTCGAGCTGATGTGTTCGTTGGAGGCGATACACACAAGACACTCCGGTTTAAAACTGATGATTTCTTTGCCGTATTTTCTTTCAGCACGAAGTGTGTCGGATGCGGACGTTAGCTTTTTAAGAACGTCCATGCGCTTGTTGTAGTTAGATTCGTCAGTGAGGAGCAGAAGACGCTTGCCGATGAGGTTGTAGGTCTCGAACTTATTCATTTCAATAAGCTCAAGGCTCGAGGTGTGGGTACTCCCAAAACCAGCAAGAGCGATCATCAACTGCTGCATCGTTGATTTACCCGTACCACCAGGACCAACTAAGTGGAGGAAACGTTCTCCAGATGTGTAGCCAGTGAGAAGCGCACGACAGAATGCTTGGATCAGTTTCTCTTGGTTAGGACGAAGAGAATCTTTCATCCATTGGAGAAACTTCGGGCAGCTTGCGTTTTCGTTCCAGTCGTAGAAAAGACGGCTGCGGAAATAGAGATCTTTATTTTTACCCTCTTCGAACTCGAACGTGTCGCTGTTGAGAGCGCCATTGGCAAAGGGAATATACCTTTTACCAGTCGAGAAAACGCTGGTGCGACCACCGTCAAGTGACTTAAGCATCCTCGCTTGAAGCATCGCATAGACGCTGTTGACAGTCGAGGACTGATATTTGGGTAGAACACCCGCAGCTACAAAAGTATCGAGAGCTTTGACGATCCGTCTTTTGATGTGCATTTCATCCTGCACATACCAAGTACCGAGATCAGAGTCGTAGGTGTAGAAATTATCGTGTGTGCTGTCGTACAGGTAATCGTCACCTTGGTTGGTGGCGATCAGCTCAGCTACGTCGTTTTCTGCGAACGCACGTTGCTGCTGTTGAGCATTAGCCAGATTGACCAGCTGGGCTGGGGTTTGAGGAGTACTCATTTTTTGATTTGATGTCGGTGTTGATGTTGAGTCTTCTACCGCTGTGGCAGAGGAGACGTCAGTTGAAAAATCTTCGATGTTAAGAATCGAGTTTTTCGGTTTTGGTTTTGTTTTGGTGAGACTGGCTTTGGTTTCTGCGGTTGCGACTTTCTCAAAAGTCTGCTTGTCGCATTTTTTGAGACGTTGCCAAGCAGCCAGTTCTCGGTGTTCTGATGCCATCATGACCGAAGGCATCACTGAGTCAACGTCACGGATGCTGTCGATGATCCGCGAAAATTTTCCGTCCACCTCCGCCGGGTACTGGTAGACAGCATAGAACACATCATGTGCTACTGTCAATGGTGAGACGTTTACAGTGATATTATTTTCATGAAGCCAGTTCCTCCAACCGAGGATCTCTTTGATCGCTCGTGTAACCGCGAGCGATCTATCATCAACAGGTTCGCCGTCAAGCATGTCGCGAACTGACTTAG